TAATTAAATCCAAAAGGTTGTACGGGTACAATGTTAAATCCCATGATTGCACGTTTGTTAAATATGTCTAAGTCTGGTATATCTCCAAGATAATCGTTTCTTGGTTTGGAATTAATAAGTGGAGAACCGAAACGAATAAATCCAACGATTGTATTTGTGTTGGTTTCTTTGACTACCATTTTATGTGTTTTGCCTGGATTTTCATCTGGACTGAATGATGCAGTCTTTTCTAAAAGATTATCAAATAACTCCATAGGAATAGTTGCAACTTTGAACTCCATGTCTTGTGGGTGCATATCATATGACTGAAACATTTCATCTTCATCACTAAATCCAAATAAAGGTGTGGGTAGACTTTTAATTCTTTCTATCTTTCTTGCACGGAAATAATCATCGATACGATTAAAATCATCGAAGTATTCTATGAGTTTGGTTGCAGAATAGATTGCGTCTTGTTTATTTAATATCATCTATAGTATATAGCATTTTCCTATCTTGCATATTATACCTATCGAAACAACTAATGTCAACAACTAAAAAGATATAAATAGAAGTATGCCTATTAATACTACAAACATTACTACGCAAGTTGAAGACCAAGAACTAACGTCTAATCTGAATTACTTGCAACCTACGGGATTTAAAATTTTAATAGACCGTGCAAAGTATCCTAATCTAGAATACTTTTGTCAATCAGTAGAACACCCAAGTGTCTCTGCAAATCCAATAGAGTTTCCAGTTAGAAGAATAACTGGTGTCCCATTGCCTGGTGATAAGATTACTCACGGTGAAATAGGATTTACTATAATACTAGACGAAGAAATGACTGCATACAATGAAATGCACAATTGGTTGCAAAGATTAGTAAATGAAGCACAAGTTGGGCCTAGTAGTAGAGATACTAAGTTTCCTACTTTCGCAGACATAACTCTAATGATATTGTCTAGTCATAATAACACAACGCAGAAAGTTAGATATAGAGATTGTTTACCCGTATCATTGGGTGGTATAAACTTTACTACTACTACTGGTAATGTGACTTATCTTACATTTACTGCATCATTTAGATTTTCTACTTTCGAGATAATAAAACAAACATGAAAATAATAAAAACAAAAACACCATTAGATACTATAGAGTATGACGGAGACTATCCAGTAAATTTAGACCCAGTAGATGTCGTAGAAATATTTAAGACACCCCTAGTCGGTTCTTATAACTGGGATTACACTGTACAAGATAATCGTATTAAAAAACTATATGAGTTAGGTAAACAACTTAACTGGGACGTAGAAGTTGATATAGACTGGACTCCAGACCTAATAGATATTTCAGAAGAAGCATTTCAGTTTGAAGATAGTCAATGGGGTAATCACCCAGTTTATAAAACTTGGGATAGAATGAGACGAGAAGAATTTTTAAAGGATTTAAATAGTTGGTCTACCAGTCAGTTTTTACATGGAGAACAAGGTGCGTTATTAGTTGCAAGTCAACTTGCATCATGTGCTCCAACTTTCAATGCAAAACTCTATGCAGCTTCTCAGACATTTGATGAAGCACGTCATGTAGAATGTTTCAATAAATACATACAGACAAGACTACAAAAGAGTTGGCCTATTAGTCGTGCGTTAAAAGGATTATTAGATAAGATACTTACTGACTCAAGGTGGGATTTAAAATTTATTGGTATGCAAGTAGTAATTGAAGGACTTGCACTTGCAGCTTTTCAAACTGCAAAAGATACTACCGAAGACCCAGTATTCAAAGACATGTTAAATCTTATTATTAGAGATGAAGCACGTCATGTGACTTTTGGTATAAACTATCTAACTGAATTTGTACAAACATTATCCGAAGAAGAAAAAATGGATAGAGCAAAGTTTGCGTTAGAAGCATGTACAGTAAGTAGAAATAGATTAAGACCACATGCGGTTTGGGAAATGTATGGAATGGATATAAAAGAAACCGAAGAGTATGGTCAAAAAGAAATCGCACAAAACCAGTTTCAATCTTTATTGTTTAGTAGAATAATGCCCAACTTGAAAAAGATTGGATTACTACATGATGACCTTTTACCAGAATACGAGAAACTTGGTGTTCTTGGTTTTGCAGAAGGAGATAGTGATTATGAATTAAGTTGGGACGAATTGAGTAAACCATTAAGGGAGATTGCATGAGAAGTATAATGGCACCGCAAATAGTTGATGTACTTATCAAACAGTGTGAAGCAGGTATTGAAAGACACAAAATGAATATAAGAGTACTAACTGAGAAAAGAGTTGGTCTTGCAGAACATGGGGATTTAATCATAACTATTGAAGAAGAACTAGATAAACTTGCACACTTTGAAGATAGACTAGAAGTATTAAAAAAACACTTTACATAATCTGTTTGATACTGTATAATATACAGTTATGACTGTTAATCTATACAATGATGATTGTTTAAAAATTCTACCAACACTCGAAGAAAAATCAATAGATTTTGTTTTAACGGATTTACCTTATGGAACAACAAACTGTAAGTGGGACGAAGTCATTCCTTTTGATTTAATGTGGAAAGAAATTAAAAGATTTATTAAAGATAAAAGTGCAGTTGCTTTGTTTGGTAGTGAACCCTTTAGTAGTTCTTTAAGAATGTCTAATATATCATGGTTTAAATACGATTGGATATGGGAAAAACAAAAGGCATCAAATTTTATGTCTTACAAGTATAGTCCCTTAAAGTATCACGAAATCATTTCTATATTTTCCAAGACAACTCACAATTATTATCCACAAAGATATAAGGTTTTAGAATTAGATGAAATTTTAAAATATGATAAAAAACAAATGAATAATCTTTTTCAAAATAAAGATTACGATAGGTTTGGTACAGTTGATAGAAGAAAGAATAGAAATGATATGGCTGTTAATAAAGAATACTTAGGAACTAATATTTCAAGAACAAGATATAAAGATGACGGTTATAGAAGTCCTAAAAGTGTATTAAAAATTAATAAACAATCACAAACAAACGTACACCCTACGCAAAAACCAGTAGCATTATTAGAATACCTTATAAAAACTTACACCAATGAAAATGATACTGTTTTAGATTTTACAATGGGTTCAGGAAGTACGGGTGTAGCTTGTAAAAATTTAAATAGAAATTTTATAGGTATTGAACTTGATACAGATTATTTTAATATAGCTAAAAAAAGAATAGACAATATTTCATCACTAGATAATTTTATAAATTGAGGTACATGCATGATTGACTTAGATACTATACTATCAGAGTGGAAAGAAGACTCACAAATACCTAAAAATCAATTAGACGAAGCATCTCGTAAAACACCCGAGTTGCATCATAAGTATTTGTCCTATCTTTCTGCAATGAAACTCAGATTAAAAAGGTCAGAGTTTGAACAAAAGAACTTATTAAAAGATAAGTGGTTATACTACGAAGGTAAGATGTCGCAAGAAGATATTGAGTCTCGTGGTTGGAAACCTGACCCTTATGACGGTCTTGTTATCACAACAAAAGGTCAGAAAGAAAACTGGTATGATACTGACAAAGAGATACAAGACTCAGAACTTAAAATCCAATACCTTACTACATGTATAGATACATTAACAGAGATTGTTAACAATATCACATGGAGACATCAAACTATAAGTAATATGATTAAGTGGAGGCAGTTTGAAACTGGTATTTGATGCGTCCCGCAAATACTATTCAAGTAGGTCTAAAAGACCATTCTATGATGTTGGTAGACTGCGAAGGTCATCAACTCAAAGAACTATCTGAATACTTTTCTTTTTTCGTTCCAGGCCATCGATATATGCCTGCATTCAAACGTAAAGTTTGGGACGGTAAAATTCGTTTATTTAATCAGATGACTCGTGAATTAAATGTGGGTCTATATCCGCATTTGAAAAAGTTTGCGTTGGATAGAATGTATCCCGTGCAACTTGTAGACAATGACGAGTATGGACACCCAGAACTCCGAAATAAAGTTCAACATAAATCCCTTGTCAAATATCTTGACAGTTTAGATGCACCATTTGAAATACGTGATTATCAATACGATGCGATATCACATGGTATAGAAAATAAAAGATGTTTATTACTCTCCCCTACTGGAAGTGGTAAGTCGTTTATCATTTATAATCTATTGCGTTGGTATTATGATAATCATGATAAGAACATGTTAATTATTGTTCCCACAACAAGTTTAGTAGAACAACTATATAAAGACTTTTATGAATATGGGTTTGATGTGGAGAATGAAGTACACCGTATCTATTCTGGAAAGGATAAGATTAC